CCGCTTGCACTTTTGTGTCAAAATAGGGCACATCTGTTTGCCCCCCTTCTTCAATTGTGTTCAAATATAAAAGAGGTGCAAGAAATCTAGTTGTTGTAAAGGCAGACGACTCTATATGTAGTCCTGGATACCCCAAAGAGCCTTTGGGATACTTTTGTATCTGACAAGAAGTTAATCTCAACTCTGGACCAACACTAAGAGGGTTAACTACCTGTAGGCTATTTGACAGGTGTTCTGAATACAAATTACAGCTAACTTGCATAGCCGATAAAATAAGATTAAGTAGTCTTAAATGCTCTTCTGGTTTATAAACGAAGTTAAATTTTTTAGTAAATAGGCCTTGTGGGAGCATAAGTTGAAGATCTATAGAATCTTTTACAGCCACGTCGGTACCTCCGTGTACAGAGCCTACATGTCCTAAATCCTCTTTCACGGCTCCTTCAAAAAAATTAATAATGGATTGACAGTCTTCTTTAGAGACTATACTAGGAAAAACTCCTATACCATTATTAATAGTGTATTCCTCTTCGTAAAAATACATATTTAAAATCCTGCTATCATATTTATTGCGTATTAATTATTTTATGATAAACCGAGTCTAATCATAGAGATTGCTACTGCCATAAAGCAACCGGCAAGACCGATTACCAAAGTAGGTAGAAGTATAAAAGAAAGAAGAGGATGCTCTTCCATAAATTTTTCCATTATATTTATTGCCTGTTAATAATTTTCCACTCACCGTCCTGAGTCTCTACAAGTGCTGTACAAGATTCACACCAATCTCCATCATTCATGTACTTTATGCCATCATATTCTACTATTTCGGCGTGATGTATGTGACCGCAGATAACCCCGTCATAACCTTTACGCTTACAGTATTTAGACATTTCAAAAGAAAAATGGTTTATATAGTTTGAAGCTGCTTTTGCTTTTCTTTTTAGATACTTGGCAAGACTCCATGGGGGTAGATTAAATAGTTTACGAAATCCTATTACTAATCTATTTATGTATAATAGCCCGTCGTATGCAAAGTCGCCCAGATGCATTATAAATCGACCGCTTTTTGTTCTCATTAGATTGTCAAAAATATCTCCGTGTGTTACAAGATATTTTTTTCCATCCAATCCTAAATAGGTTACTCGATTTTCTATTGAAATGTTTCCAAAAGACATTCCAGGAAGAGCCCGTAAGAACTCATCATGATTTCCTGTTATGTAAACAACCTCAATGTTTTTAGATATTTTTAGAATTTTTTGTAGGATACGATTGTGTTTGTTTGGCCAAAACCATTTTTTCTGTAATCTCCACCCATCAATAATATCCCCCACTAGGAAAAGTTTTTCTGTATTTATATTTGTAAGAAACTCCAGCAGTGCGTCTGAGTTGCAGTGCTTTGAACCTAAATGTAAGTCTGATATAAATACTGCTCGATACTTAGTCCCAGTACTTGCTTCCATCCATTTGCTCCCAATACTTTGTGTTGTCTCTATTTATAAAGTTTTTAATTAAATACTTTGCCATTCCAAAGTATCCCATCTTTTTCAGTCTACGACTGTCTTGTCCGAAATAGTGATTTGCTAGTTTGAAATGTTTGGGGTCATACATCTTGGATAAAAAGAAATCTTCCGAGGTTTTGTATTTCTCAGGAAATCCACCATACTCTCTGAACTTATCCGTGCGTGTTAGCATATATGCACCAACTGCAAAAGGAATCTTTTTGGACATAATTTTATTTATAAAGTTAAATACTTTATAACCGAGTATAGCAAGTCTATCATCGTCATAACACTTTGCTTTTAATCCAAGTAAGTGTAGATCTTCTTTTTCCATCATTCTGTAGGTTCGTGCAATACAAGTAAGCTCGAAGAAACGAACATCAGCATCAATAAATAATAAGTACTTACTTTCTGCAAGCTTTGCGCCTTTGTTTCGTGCCTCTGAGACAGGCCCACCTTCAATAACTTTTACATTTAGGCGGCCTTTATGCTCTTCAATTACAGCTCTAGTATTGTCTGTAGAACAATCCGCTATATAAATAGGTGTGTCTCCTAAAAACTGCAGCTGTAAATCATCTAGTAGATGTCCAATGTACTCCTCTTCATTTTTGGAGGGAATAACTATTGTTAAGTTAAGATTGAACATTTTCTAGCCTTGACATTAGCCGTTCAGCGCGATTAGTTACTTGGCGATACCATAAAGAGTCTCGTCCCTCTATTGCAGCTAACTTCCAATCACCTATATTTAAGGCTGCTCGCATATTTTTGAATTTTGATAGGCGAGGACGACCAAGATTAAACATCATGTTTACTAAAACTTCTTGTACTTCTTCTGGAAAGTCTTCAAAGTAAGACTCTCCATAGAGTGCATAACACTCTCGTATTGCAATTTGAGTATCTTCCCGAAAGCACTGCATTACACGCTCTTCAGTAATAGGAGTACCACAGGGCCAGCCATGCTCTTCATCTGTTTCTTTTACAAGATGACCAATGCCAAAAGTTTTATACCCAAGATGATCGTCATAGATTTCAAACTTACAACCTTCGTCTATCTTGAGCCTTTCGTACAATCTATCAAATTTCATAGTTTCCTCTTTGTCGTGCGCAGTCTTCTGCCGCCGAAGGAAGGTCATCATCCATGCTAGTAGCATCGCTATCTCCATCCCCGTACCAATTCCAGCGTCCATCTATTGGATCATCATAATGCTTTCTTGGTTCTTCGTGTCTGAACATGCCAGGCTCAGCTGCATGTTGCTGCTTAATGAGTTCGTCTAATTCCATATAGTGTTCTCCGTCATTTCCATTTTGACCAATTCTATCCATTCTCATTTCTTCTTCATCTTGCACATAAGCATGTGCTTGACAAGGCCCAAGTCTTTTACTCTTTATTCTTTGCTTCTTTGTCATCTATTTCTCTCTTGCTATACCTTTAGCCTTTTCGTATGATCTCATGCCACCTAGCCCTAGCATACCCAGAAGCACCGGCATCATTGTCTGTAAGTCAATAAGAGGCACTACAATAGGGCTGCCTGTAAGGGCTAGAACAAAGTTTGTCATGGGCACTATAATAAAGTTAGAGAGCATACCCAGCCCGCAGATCCATCCAATAGCTGGTCTCCACCCCGCTACAAAAAGAGACTTATGTGCTGCCTCTGTTTTGTTTACTTCTACTTGGGCCATGACTTCAGCATGATGTTGTTTTTCTGCAAGAGTAGCAATTTCGTGTGCTAATCTATTTCTTTCATCTTTGTCTTCGATGAATTCTGATACTAAACCACTGACTGGTCCAACTAGCTCTTTAATAAATGATAGTGCCATAACTTTTTAACCTAAGGCATCAAATGCCTTCTGGAATCGGTTAGCATGAGAGCGCTCTGCTTTTGCAAGTGTCTCAAACCAATCTGCGATTTCATCAAACCCTTCCTCTCTCGCGGTCTTTGCCATTCCTGGGTACATATCTGTGTACTCATGGGTTTCACCTTCGATAGAAGCCATTAAATTTTTACGAGTATCTCCCATAGGCAACCCCGTTGCTGGATCTCCTACTGCTTCAAGATACTCAAGATGTCCGTGTGCGTGGCCTGTCTCGCCTTCTGCAGTTGAGCGAAATACTGCTGCCACGTCATTCTCGCCCTCAATGTCAGCTTTTGCTGCAAAGTAAAGATATCTGCGATTTGCTTGTGATTCACCTGCAAAAGCATCTTTTAGATTCTGAACTGTTTTACTGTCTTTTAATTCCATAAATTCCTTCTCTTTTGGTAGAAATGGGCGGGTTTCCCCGCCCTCTAGTTAGTGTGCAGCGGCTGCTACTAGCATTCCCCAGAATATGGCTTGACACCATATGGCTTCGCATAGTAGACCGTCGCAGTTATCTAGATAACTTCTGACCTTTTTGTACATTTATTACTCGATATTTATCATCTTGGGTCTTTCTTCGTCTGGTACTACTTCATCCAGATCAATACATAGTAGACCCCTGTTCATGTAAGCTTTCTTGAGCTGCACATGCTTGTGTAACGTAAACGTTCTCACAAACTCTTTTCCGCTCAACCCCTTATAGACATATGACTCGCCTTCTTTTTCCGTCAGCTTACATAAACCTTTTACGGTCAAGACATCTTTATGCTGTGATATTTCGATATCGGATTTGTTCCAGCCTGGAACTGCTATCTCGACTCGATACCCAGCCTCTGTCTTCACGATATTATATCGAGGGTATGCCCCATCAATATTCGGGTTTACATTCTCAAAACGGTCAAACCCCAAAAAGAATTTTGGGAAGTCTGCCACATTCAATCTTGCTAGATTGTTCATAGTTTTCTCCTTGTGCCCTTTCGGTACACTCTGTGGATCCTTTCGGCATCCGATTTAGTTGTGGGCGTTAAAGGTGCTCCGACCTAATCTTCAGTAAACTCAATAACTCCTTGAGCTTCTAAGTAATCTAGGGCATGCTCAATGCCGGCCTTGTGGCCTGCTTTGAAGCTGCCATAGGCACAGCCTATCATACAAAGTATTACTGTTAGTATTTGTAACTCTAACATGTTAATTGGTTCCACTACTTAATTCCTTAAGGCTGTTACTATCACGTTTATATATTATACACGCAAGGACTTTTGATGTCAAGAATTATTTTTACTAGGAGAGAAATAAAAAATAGTGCTTGACATGAAACCTCAATTCCATTATAATAATACAATGAGAATTTATAAGAAGCGACCATGGAGCCATGAAGAGAGAGCCCTTCTGACTCAGAAGTACTATTTTTGTAAAGAAAAAGAACTTGCAGAGCTATTTCCAGATCGTAGTTATAATTCTTGTGTTAAACAAGCTAAATACTTGAGGGAAAGAGGATGGGTATTCAAAAAGCCCTAGCTGCAACACTTGGAGTAGCTTTAATGTTTACCCCAAAAGTCGTAGCAGAAGAATTAGATATTCGAGAAGAAATTTACTGTCTTGCAACAAATATCTACTTTGAGAGTAGAAATCAGCCACAGGTTGGTAGAGTTGCTGTAGGACAGGTAACAATGAATCGTGTAAACTCACCAAAGTTTCCAAATACTGTGTGTGGAGTGGTGAAACAAGCTAGGTATTATCCAAGCGGAGAAATTGATCTACACTCTTGCCAATTTAGTTGGTACTGTGATGGGAAGTCAGACGCAATACGAAATCAAAAAGCTTGGGATGATAGTATGTACTCTGCTTTATTTGTGTACAGCTCAGATCCACTTCTGGACATTGTAGATGGAGCTCTTTGGTATCATGCAACATACAGCAGCCCTGCGTGGGCAAAACATTTTGAAAAAACTGTTCAAATAAATGAACATATCTTTTATAAGGAGAGAAAATAATGATAGGCCCAGAACAAATGGAACTATTTGATGAAGATACGACTTTTGACGTATACCTAGTAGAAACCGATGAAGAAGCACTAGCTTCGGCCGGGTTCGGAATGAACGAAGACTATAATAGCTGCGAGCAAGATTGGGATAATATAGTCTACGGTAAATAATGAAAATATTAGTTAGAAATGGTAATGTAGAAAGCGCTTTACGTGTACTCAAAAGAAAAACCAAAGAAGCACTTATAGATCTTCGGTCAAAAGAGCACTACGAAAAGCCGTCTGCAAAACGTAATCGAATGAAACAAGCAGCAGAAGTGCGCGAGAAAAAGAGACAACGAGATGAAAACAAGAAGCAACCCAAGAGCCACTAATTTTGAGTTAGTAGGTGACTTTATGGAGGCTTTCGGCCAGGATGTACACATAGAACCTACTTGGCCTGACTTTTCTACTCGAGAGCTGAGAATAGAGCTGATACAGGAGGAGATTGATGAGCTTGGAGAAGCTATGGAACAACGGGACATGGTGGGCATTGCAGATGCACTTACAGACATTCTCTATGTTGTATATGGCTCTGGCCACGCTTATGGTATCGACTTAGATGAGTGCTTTAAAGAGGTACATGAAAGCAATATGTCAAAGCTCGGAGAAGATGGAAAGCCTATTCGAAGAGAGGATGGAAAAATACTCAAAGGTCCAAATTACTTTGAGCCAAATTTGGAGAGCTGTTTATGATTAACTATCCAGAACTCTTTTTATTTACAGCACTTATGTTATTTGGAGCAGTTGCAGCATTATATTTACCTGCCGCCTTTACGGAGAAGCGTTGGCCTTTTCATGTAAAGAAAGGCAATAAAGTTAACTCTGGAGCAAAGTTTGGGTAAAGTAATAAAAATACTTCCTATATTAGCAATGCTTCAAGGATGTACTTGGTATGGAGAGTTTGAGCATATCTCAAGCATACCAAATGGCACTCCCTTTAATGATCGAAATGAGACATCTACAGATATAGTTTGGACAGGACTGAGAGTCGAAAAGAATACTTGGTATATTGATACTGCTGTAGGCTATGAAACATCTTCAGAGTTTGAGGGCAGAAATCCCTACGGCAGAGTTAAGATAGGTAAGGATATTAAGACATGGGAGTAAACATAATGGGTTTAGGGCTTCTAGATGGCTTTCCTACTACGCTTGAGTTCTGGGAACATTGGTGTAGAGAAGAGCATGATATAATTGGAACTGAAAAAGGCTACCCATGTAACTGGTGTGGCCAAGAAGAAAAGGAAGAGAATGAAGAATAAGATGATGTGGTTCTTTTATAGTTGGGATACTATAATGAACTTAAAATATAATCCCATAAGATTTATTGGAGATGTAAGCTTACAATGCTACTATATGATTGTACTCTGAATCATTTGGACTATGGCTTTTTGTAGTATGATAGCTGGGTGGGCAGGAGTTTTACCACTTATCGTAGGACACGTAGCTGTAATCTTTGCACTCTTTTTTACCTACGCTATCTTTTATGATGCAAGAAAAGACGGAAAAGGTTGGTTTCTAACTTGGGATCGTTCTTACAAGATGTCAAAGTCTTATAGAAACAAAGACCGTAGTAAAAACGCCTGTAAATGGGATTTAGAGATTGAAGCATAAATACGGTTTTTGGAGAGTAAAATAAAAAGGGGCATAAAGCCCCTTTTTTATTTGTCAATAAGTACTTTTAGTGTACGATCCGAGTCTTGTAAGCTATATGTAATTTTCTGGTCTTCACCAAGATACTTAACGTATGCTCTCCCCATATCATCTACGACTTCAAAACGAGCTATATCTCGCATCTTTCGATATTCTTCAGCGTCAAAAAGAGCATTATGTAATTCCATATATCCGCAGTCCATACCAGCAGCATACATTGACATATTAAATCTAAAAACATCGTATAGTGCGTATCGGTAGCTTCCTCGCTCTTTAACTTCTGCTTGATACATTCGAGAAATCACTGCATAGAATGCTTTCTCCCTTTCTTCCTCTGTAAGACTATCCCACCATGTCGTGCTTTCGCTTCTCACTCCTCCTCTCCTTTGAGCATCTCTGCCCAATTTGTAGTTTCTTTCATTATGTCAATTTCATCATTAAATTTGCTCTTGAGTTTATCATATACACTACTTGTATATGATGTAAACTTATAAGAGCCTGAATGACACCAATATACAGAACCGTTTCTACAATAGAATCCGTACAAGTATGCTTGCTTCTCTATTCCCGTAATAGTTGAACTAAGTCTCCATACATCTTCCGACAAATAAGCGCCATTCCATCCCGATAAAACTGAGTAGAACGTTTTTTCTTTGGTTTGTATCTTGACTATTACCCAGGCATCGGGTTCATACTCTCTCATCTTACGAATCTCTTTTCTGGTTTTGAATTGCTTCTATTCTCGCTACAATCGCTTCCCAAGGTGGGTTTTCTTCAAAATATTTATTAAGGTCTTTCATATCGAGTACTGGCTTTCTGAGTGCTTCCATCATGTACTCAAGATCGTTTTGCAACTCTTCTACGCTTTCTCCATAGGGATGCATTGAATTTTCCGTCATACCTTCAAGCTTTCCATCATCGTCGTAGTATACTTCGTAAAGCTGGTATCTATCATACCCTTCTTCTTCTACTCGCACTACACGGTAGTTCCAAGTCATTACTCATACTCCGCTAATTCTTCAACTGTAAACACATAACCTACACCACAAAGAAACTGCTGAAAGGCTTGCATTACTTGGTCTTTGGTAGCATCCTCTGATTCTATTTTCATTGTAAGTGTTTCTACTGCAGTGTACTCTGCATTTTTTATGGGTGTATAACTAACTGTTATCATTTGTCTCTTTCTCCAAGTGTTCTCTTAATAATTGATTAAATCCTACATTTATCAGCAGTGTTACTGATTCTGGGTCTAAGTCTAGCACTACATTTGCACTGCCGTCCTCGTTCTCTGTGATATCGCCAACAGTTATAGTTGGCAGTGTATTTTCGCCTTCCAAGACGTATCTCCTATTCAAAAACAAAACTTTTATACATTATGGGATTGCCGGCCAGTCCTATCAACCATTTACCTACTCAAAAATAATACTTTTCTTATGCCAAAAAGTGTGGTAAAATATATACATTATTTGATATACAATCAAGTCAATCGTTAACTTACTCATCCAGCAGATTGGAGTTTTAATTAGAGCGTTAATACTGAGGAGCGAGCCGTCAGGCGAGTGACTCTCAGTATAGCTCTTAATTAAACCGACAATCTTCATACCAACTCTAATTCGCTTCAATCGAAGTAAGAATTACGACAACCAATATGACCGTGATAATTAAATATCTTGTTACGGGTCTCATTCTTCATTTCCACTTTCGTCAAAATCCGTTCTAATTTTGTGCAATTTGCGATGATTTTTTCTACGTAAAATCGCTTTTGCTTCGTTTATAGCGCCAGTAACTACAGGAAATTTTCTAGAATCTTTTGAAATTATTCGTAGACTATAGAATACTGTGTCATGGTCCGAGTTATGTGGTAGGGCACCAAACTCTTCGTAGATTTCAACGAGAGTATTGCCGTCTTCCCAGCTTTCAACTAGCTTTGGTACTTTATTCACCCGTAGAAGCCCCTTTCAAAACTTTTAATACATTTTTGGGGGCTTTCTCCAACCCCGCTAAGACCCCGGGTGAGATGCCCAAAGCTTCTGCCAATTCTGCTACTAGCTCAACTTTGGTCACTGGGGTTTCGCCTGTCTTCGTCTTGTAGACGGAACGGCGATACACTCCTTCTCGACTCAACTTTCCGATTATGGACTTAGGAGTTTTGTTCAATTCTTTTGCCAATCTTTCTACTGTGATACGAGTTGGCTTATTCGTATATTCTTCGACCATATACTTGGTCTGTTCATCAGTATAATTCACTAGTCCTCCTGCGGATACTCCGCCATTAAGGTTTGTAACTTTTCTGTAACTCCTGCGAGCTTTTCGATTTCTGTATCAATTGCTCCCAATATGTCTGGGTGCTCACCAATCCCAACGGGGTTAGCTAAATAGATGTCGATATTCATTCTATGAAATTGCATTTCGCCCATGTACTTCGCTTTTAGGGCATCTAGTATTTGGTCTTTCATTCCTTCTCCAATTCTTCTGGATCAATTAGGTGTATACTAATCTTTCCGGTTACTTTATCTCGAACCATTCCAACATACGGGCAATAGTCTAACCACTCAAGCGGAACATTATCTTCACCAACCTCTTTGATGTACATTATCATTAGCTTTTGGTAAGAGTCTTCCATCTCATGTGTCTGACCTTGTATAGTGTCCATTCCCCTACGAACTTTTTCTAAAGCATCGTACATATCTCCAAGAGATTCACGGATTTCTTCCATGCTTTCTTCGAGCTTTAGTTTTAAGGGACGTTCGGGGAAGGGAATAACATTACTCATTTGTGTCTCCTACACTGTGTAGTTAATTACATGCGAGTTTGTAACTGTTTGCAGCTTACCATTTACGTCGTAAATAGTTATATTGTAGACTGTTGAGTGAACCTGTGTCGTACCAGGCCGGTCGCCTTCATACACTTTGGTTACTACTTCTTGTCGAGAGGTGGTGCTCGGTATAATAGCACCTACTGCGGGGATCATATCTGCCATGTACTTTCTCCTCATTTATTATATTATAAGGGACATGAAGAAAAA